CCGTTTACCGCCGTTTGAAAATCCTCGGCGGAAGAGAAGTCACCGAACATCGCCTGACGGGGACGCGCAAAGCGACGCCCCGTGTTAGAGGCGAGAACGCCGGTACGAAGATGGCGTTCGGTGATGGTGTTGATATCGGTTTCCGCTTTCGCATCCTGTTTCGTAACCAGTTCCTGCGAAGTGGTTTCGGAAAACCGTTTTTTGGAGAAGGCATTTCGGAGATTCATGCTTTGGGCCTTTCTACGAGTGAGAGGACTTCGGCGACCTTTTTCGCGTCGAGCGGGAGGATATCGCCGGTATCCTCCTTGAATTCGCACACGCAAACGAGTGCGAAATCTTCCGGGTAACGGGCCAGCTGCGTTTTTTGGTCAGCTGCCGATTGCTGAACCGCACGAATGGCAACGACATCGTGCTGGAAGAACATAGGCGGGGAGAACGTACCCGCCTTTTTGTCATGCAGAGAGTAACCGAACATTGAGCCTCCAGAGTTGTGAAGATGTAGCCGCTTTGCGGCTCTCACCTTCGGTGAGTTGCGGGCGACATAAGAATGTCGACCGCTTTTAGAAGAGTAGAATTATTCGAGGGACCGTGTCAATGCTTTTATACGAGATATTTTAACGATTTGACGAATACGTAATTGATACGCGGTATTTTGTGACGCATTTTCATTTTGTTTGTTTTTGCGCTTATTTTTCACGCGTAAGAATTTGATAGGTTCCATTTTTTCGTATTGAGAGAGATAGTATTTCGGAGCTTGACACTCGACACCCCGAATGATGATAGAATCAGACGGGAATATATCCCGTTTCCATTTTTGAAGATATGATGAGCCGATTCCCGGACGACGGGACATACGGACGAATTCCGGCTCTATTGACTGTTCGGTATAGTAGGACTCGGTATCCCCGAGTTTTTTGGCCATGATGTAGCGTGCAACATATGCAGCAGATTCGAAGCTAACATCACCAATAGCATTATCCCCATAAGGCCATAAATCGCTAAGACTATTAGAACGATACACTTTATCGCCAGAGGGGGAATTTTTATAGAAGACTTTGTCCTCGAAATCAAGGCCAAAAACACAGGCGTGATAGTGAGGGCGACCAAACCGCTCGCCATATTCACCGCAGGCAAAATATCGTATTCCATTGCCATATTTTTTCCTTAACCTTTTCCAGAAGAGTTGTAAATCCGTGGGAACGAGTGTGGGCCTCTCATGGCCCCATGTTAATTCCTCGTCCCTATACGTAAGAGTGATGAAGCTATTTTGCGAATGCATTTTTGACTCATGTACACAGCGAATAGCCCATTGGCGGCTGCGTTCCAAACGACAGCCAATACAGCGACCACAAGGAACTGTAACAGGCATATCGGCATACCCATTAGCCACAGAAGTAAGAGGCCAGGACCCATTTGCATTGCGTCCCTCCCGGGAACGGAATAAAGTCATTGGGTGATAACAGGGCATATTAAAAGACCCGGCATTTCTGCCGGGCCTCCTTTCGGTAGATGTGAATCATTACATGCGATAACCACCGCGAGCCGCACCGTGAAAGTTCTTCCCGTGGACGCGGCCTCCTTTGCGGAACGCTTTTTTTGATTTGCGCTTCGACATGCGCTTTCGGAATGCCAATTTTATCACCACCTTTCATGGTTAGAGTTTTCACTTGATGAAATGAAGGATAGCTTTGGCTGTATTCAGCCAAGGCTCGACTTTACCACCGGAACCACCGAAAAACCGCGCCATGGCGGCCTTTTCGGGGATATCCAGTCGAGCGGCCTTTGCACTCGTAACCGACTGGTCGGACTCCGCGAGCAGCTTTGCGCGCCGGGCGCGCAGAACGTCGGGAGAAGCCTCCAGATCGCCTTGGTAAACACGATTCGCGAGTTCGGCATTACGTAGCTCCGGAAACGCGATATTGAACGCGGTAGTTGCGAGCGCTACTTTGGCTTCCGTTTCCGCCAAGGACGCATTCGCATTGTGCTCCCGTGTCAACGCAGAATTTAGGTCCTGCACGGAAGCACTTTGACGCGCCGATTGGAAGCTGCTACCCGCAGCAGGCACGTCTATTGAAGGCGTAGAACCCGAAGGGGTCCCGGCACCGCTACCGCCGGTGCCTGATAGGATAGGATTGAGACCAGCGGCTTTTAAATCCGCAACCTCGCGCTGATGCGCGGTGTTGCTCATTTGCCGCTGGAACCGACGATTTTGCCGCGTCTCATGAACCGAGAACGCGGAAGTAAGAAGCCCGCCACCAACGTCGGCAGCTGCCTGTATAGCGGGCCCGACCCAGGCGGCCATTTAGAACCGGTCCATCTGACCGGGCACGCTGTAGGTCGGCATGGGCCGCGCATGCTTGCAGTCGAAGTACGCGTCCATGATGATTTGCGGAGCATCCTCCTCACTGACCGCGATAGCGCGGTTAAGAGGAATGTCCGAATGATCCTCGATGAACGTGTTGTTGAGAATCGGCGACGTGTTGCCGAAATCCAAGGCGAGATGCCACGAATCGAGGGAGCCGCCGGTGAAGTTGGAACGCATTGCGCCCGTCACATATGACGGCTTGTAGCGCATTTCTGCCCAGCGTTCCTGGTAACCGAAGACGTCATCGGGTGCGTGCGTCATCGGGTCCGGCGGGTAATAGATTTCCTTTTGCAAGACGGCCTGCTCACCCAAGTGAGCCAGAGCCGGAAGATAGAAGTCGAAACGGGTGCGCCGCGACCACAGCTTGTGGAGCCCGTTTTGGTAGCTAATATCGGTGCGCACATTGGCGAGCCCGATAAGATAGCCGTGTTCCACGAACGACTTATTGAACCGACAGGAACCATGCGCCAGCGTATAGGCTGCGAGATTTCCCTGCGGTGTTCCGTCGTCAGGAGCGACGGGAGTTTGACTCTGTTGCGGAATTGCAGCGACATTGACGCGCTGCGAAGAACCGCCCAGATATTCCGGACGCTGCAGACGGAAGTCCGGAGAAGTGACGCCGAAATGAGCCTTGAGCATTTCGACGTATCGAGTGCCGCCACGCGCATCGCGCTCCAGAACCTTTTGGAACTGGAAGGCCTCGCGAATTTGATTGATGGTGGCGGCGGTAGCAGCGGACAAGTCCGCGATGAGCCCGGACTTCGTCGGGTCATCCGTGAGTCCCCACGTGCGATTCTCGCCGGAGTTGGTAGCACCGCCGGCGGCCGAGCCCGCGGCAGTACCGGCGAGGTTGACACCGAAGCGGGCATAAGGGTCATTTACCTGATTGTAAAGCCCGGCTTCTTCGTGTTGATTGGCGAACGTGACCGTACGGCCATTGCCGATAACGGGGGCGACGTCGCCCAGAGGAAGCTGGACCGCATCACCTTTTTGCGGCCAGGGGAGACACGATGTGAAATAGTCGTGTCGACGCCCGCGCTTCTGCAAGTCGTAAATTGCAAGAACGTCGGGACCGTCAGTTTTCGGAACGGTTTGCGGGTCCTGGAAATTCTGGTCTCTGAACCAGTCATTAAAGATCAGATTATACGCCCGCAACGGAAGGGCATTCATGTGTTCATTGCCCAAGTCGATTTCGGTCGGAAGACCGAAGTAATCGAAGATGCTTCCCCCCGCGAAAGTGGGGCCCCCCGTGGTAACGTCCAATTCCGGGACGATGAAGTCCGTGGGAGCGACGAAGTCCGTCGTGTCCTGGGCGCCGTTGAACTGCTCCCAGTTGTCCCACACGAGACGGCAGGGGACGTAAAAGAAGAACAAGTCGATGAAGACATTGTCCATGATGGGGAAGATGAAAGTCGAAAGACGAGCCAGCACCGTCGTTTCCATTTTGACGGTATCGCCGGGCAGTATTTCGTCCACGTATATCGGGACGAGGTCCCCGGCGTTGAAAGCGGTTTTGAGACCGCTTGAGCGATTGAAAACGCTTCGCTCCAGTTGAACAGCCGGGATTCGGCTGAAGTTGTGGTTCATAATCGACTTCATGGTAACCTCCTGGGAACATGTCCCAGACGAGATATTACAGAAAGGGCCCCCTTTTGTCAAGGGAGCCCTTAAGAGAGAGTGAAGTGTCACTCAGACCCATTACATCAAGGGGAGGGGGTCTGAGGCTTCTTTTCGAAGCTTGGATTGGCCTCCGGGTCGGCCTTGACAGGCGCTTCCGGCGGCTTTTCCGGAGCCTTTTCAGGCTCCTTGGCGGGCTCTTCAACGAGCCCGAGCTTGATGGCCTCCGCGAGATTCGCGGGGTCCTCAAGGAACCGCATCAGCTGATACGGAGAATTTTTGAAGCGGGCCCGCAAGCGGCCCGGCAGTTCGTGAAACGCGAACTCGGCATCCGCGATGCCGTTTACCGCCGTTTGAAAATCCTCGGCGGAAGAGAAGTCACCGAACATCGCCTGACGGGGACGCGCAAAGCGACGCCCCGTGTTAGAGGCGAGAACGCCGGTACGAAGATGGCGTTCGG